ATACAGGTGAGAGAAAAACCAACTGGTTCGATGCCGTTGAGAGTAGAGTAGACTTGATGGCTATGGGTGCGGCTATGTTAGCCAACTCATCCAGTGGTAAAGGTACTCTTGCAAACTTAGGTGAAGCCTTACAGGTAGGGCTTGGTGCTAAGAAGTCGGTTGCCAAAGCCAAGCAAGATAAAGAATACAAAGATAAGCTTATGGCTCTTGAGTTGTTGAAGCTTCAGAATGTAGACAACAAGTTTAGGAATTATACTTCTAAGATATCTAACATATCTGCTATGCTTGAAGGTAAAGGTGTACCTGATGATGAATCAAAAGGAATAGCTAGTATTATATTTGCTGAAACAGACGGTGATTTTGTTGACTATGACCCTAACGTGCAGTCTTCTTTTCTTAATGACTTAATAAAAGGGACTACATCATGGTATGACGTAGGTAAACCTGATGTTGCTAAAACTAAGATAAGATCAGTAATAGCAGATATGTCAGATCCAAAGAAGAAAGCAGAAGGGAAATCATAATGTCAGAAACCATAGACTTTGATGCTCTGTGGGATATGTCTGATGCACAATTTAATCAGAGCGTAGAACGCAGACCTGATGGATTAGGTGATCAAGTAGGAGCAGGTGTCGATTTAGGACAGGCTCTATTATACCGTGGCGGTCAGTCATTGGCTGAGGCTTTTGGTTTTGCAGATAGTGCTTTCGGTCAAGCTATGGTCGATGGCAAGAACGAGAACATGCGTGATGTGGAGAGTGTTACTGCTCATCCACTATATGAAGATGGTGAGTTTTCCTTCAGAGGTTTACTAGATCAGCTTGCTAGGGGTACAGGTACTATGGGTGTTGTCTTGCCTTCATTGGCGGCGGCAGTCCCTTCGGTGGTTGTTGGTGCTAAAGGTTCGGCAGGTGCGTTAATTGCAGGTGGTGTCACATCTGGGTTAATGAACGTGGGTGATATTGGTCTGAAAGCAGAGGATATGGACGAGTCTTACACTGCCTCTTTTGCAGACATTGGCACTGGTTTTGCGCTAGGTGCGTTAGAACCCTTTGCCGCTTCTAAGTTTATCAAGGCTATGACTCCTGCTTTGAAGCAGATTACACCTGATGTTCAGAAAGCATTGAATGCAGGTAGCAGGAAAGACTCGGCTAACTATATACGCGGAAGAGTAGGGGAAGGAATCTCAACAGGAAGAATCGTTGGTACTGCTGTAGTTTCTTCTGCCGCTACTGAAGCTGTTCAGGATTTCACTACAACTCTTAAAGCAAGTAATGCTACAAACTACTGGGATGAGCTTGACATCGAGGAGGCTATGAAAGAGTCTGCTGTTGAGGGTCTTATAGGTGGTATATTAGGCTTGCCTTTCGGGGTGGGTAGTAGTGTTATGAATAAGGCTAGAAATAACGCTGACCTTTCTATGGCAAAGCAGATTGATGAGGGTATTCTAGAGTGGGATACAAAGGATGGATATTGGAAAAAGAACTATGAAAAGATTCCAGTAACTGCAACAAAGTCTGCACACCTATACAATAGACTATTAGCTCCTGTACTTGGTGATAAACCTGCACAGTTTGTAGGAAGAATAAACACACCTAAAGCTAGAGCGTTAGCGGCTAAGTTTAACCAGACTACTGGTGACTTTGGTCGTAGAATAGGCGTAGTGCCTGTACACTTTAATGCTATGCAATACAAGACCACATACAACAAAGGTGTTAGAGACTTCATGGAGCTGAGCAAGGAAGAAGCTCAAGCTGTACATGATCATCGTGTCATGCCTGAAGATAGTAAAGAGGCTAAGGATTTAAAGAACGAAGCATATGCTAATCTAAACGAACAGCAGAAGCAAGCATCTAATCAGTTGGCTACGTTCTTAGACTTGACAATTAAGAATGACTTAAAGACTCTAGGCATCGATGCTACTTTGTTTGAGGGTGGTACTTACTTCCCACTACTAGGTAGACTAGACTACAAGAAGATAAAGACTAATCGTACAGAGTTTATTAACGAAGCTGTAGCGGTAGCTGAAGCTAAAGGATTAGAGCTTACTAGAGACAAGATCGAAGCTTACGTAGGTAGGATTGAAGAGCAAGGCTTTGAACACTTTGGTAATGAGACTGATATCAAGGTAGCTAATACATTTAAGACAGATGTAGATGCTAAGGCTAAAGAGATACAAGAGAAAGAAGGACTGTCTAAGAAGAAAGCCTACGATAAGGCAATGAAGATTGTTGCTAAAGGTATGGAAGGCAGAGTAGGCAGAGGCGGGCTTACATCAGGTGCTAAAGTAAACAAGCAGAACGCTGTTGAAACACATCGTATGTTGGCTGAGTTACCTCAGGACTTCTGGAGCAACTGGCTTGACCCTAAGACTAGCGTTCAAGAAGCTGTATTCTCTTACTATGATATGATGTCAGAAAGACTAGGACATGCTAAGACATTTGGCTCAGAGGGTGAGTTGTTTTACAAAGAGCTTTATGAAGTAATTGAAGATGCTCAGAATCAAGGTAAGAGGTTTGATGCTAAAGCCGCATTGAGAGAGATGGCTGATGCAATGAATCTATCTCAGCGTATCCCTAAGCGTAACTTAGACACCTCTAAAGGAGATGGCCTTAGAACGGCTCAGAATGCGATTAGAGCGGGTTTATCTGCAACGCTACTACCCCTCTCACTTCTTCCTTCTTTGGCTGAGGTGTTCGTTGTAGGCTCTAGAACAGGACAAACAGGTAAGGCTATTGCATTAGCAGGTAAGATTAGTGCTAAGATTGTTAAGCAACAGTTTAAACATGGTCGTGGCTTGTCAATGCAAGAGGCTTCAAACCTTCTTGAGCAAGATATCATAAGTGATTTAGGTATTAGTCTTTATGAGTTAAAGAATACTGCATCTGCACGTATGGGTGACAATGAGATTGGTGGAAGAATTAGTAACTTTGAAAACTTCTTCTATAACATGACAGGCACACCTCAGTGGACAGAAGCATTACGTATGACAGCGGCTATCTTAGGTGAACAAGCGTTCAGGTCAGACCTTGAATTATATACTGAAGCGAGAAACACTGGTAACATAGAAGAGCAGATACGTATCAGTGATAAGTTTGCACAGGCAGGTCTTGATGTCAACGAAGCTTACAACTGGCATCTACGTGGTGGTAAGAAAGATAGCTACTATAGAAATCAGTTTAAGATGGGTGTACTTAACATAGTAGAAGACACTGTGATGAGACCTCGCATGGTGCAGAAACCTGCATGGATGTCTGATGAAAGATTCAAGCTAATAGGACAGCTTAAGTCGTTCGCTGTTGTGTTCAACAACGTAGTGATGAAAGGTTGGTATAACCAAATGGTAGCTAATGGCACAACTGAGGACAAGCTAAGACAGGCGGCAGTGATTGCACCTTATATTGGTATGATGTTGGCAACTCAGATTATGGCATCTGCACTACGTGAGTTTGCGAAGACAGGTGACATTGAGAAGTGGGAAGACAGAGAAGCTATTGACCATATTCTGTCTGCGGTAACTTACATTGGTGGTTTGTCGTTTGCGGTTGATCCTCTACGTGCTAGTAACTGGGGTGTTGACCCGACTACCGTACTACTTGGCCCTGCCGCATCGAAGTTTAATGATACAATGAGTGGTCTTAATGGGATATTGTCAGGAAGTATAGAACCTGAAGATGTGATTAACGAGTTCCTTAAAAGCATAGGTTCTTCGTTCCCATTAATACCTGCTCTCTTGGAGGAATAATGATAGGTGTAACAGATTTAATTTCAAACATATTCAAACCTGCGGCTAACTTAGTTGACGATCTACATACGTCAGATGAGGAACGCTTAAACGCTAAGACTAAGATGTTAGAAGTACAGGCGGTGGCTATGCAACAGGTATTTGATTACGAGACACAAGCGTTAACTGCTCGTGCTAATATAGTAAACAGCGAAGCTAGTTCAGAGAATTGGATAGCCTCCTCTTGGAGACCTATTACAATGCTGACGTTTATGGTACTTGCTGTAGGTGATTCGCTAGGACTACTAGCAACCCCTCTCAGGGATGAAGCATGGATGCTTTTACAACTAGGTCTAGGCGGTTATGTCGTAGGTCGAAGTGGAGAGAAGATAGCAAAGACTATCAAGAAGTAAGGATACACTAAAAAGCCCCTACACCGTTTGGTATAGGGGCTTTGTTTTGCCTAGTTAAATCTCACATGCTCCTCCAGTGCATGCTAATGTCTGCGCTCCTTCAGTGGTGTCACTGTGTTCTGTGATATCCCAACTGATACTATTAGGCATTTTCTTCTTCATTTCTGTGTACTGTTCTCTACTGATTTCTTCGTAAGGTGCTTGCTCATACGAGTGTTCGCTGAATGGCAAGAACGATACGCCACTACAAGAATCGAAATTATTGTAAAGCCAACTACCAATATCAAGGAACTCACTATCGCGATAATAGACAGTAACAGACGGTTTATGTTCGCACCAGTGTTTTTGATAAACATCCCATAACTCCAACTGTTCCATTCCTGTTTGTGATGCAGACATCACTGCTCCTTTAGGTGCTTTCTGAGGGAAGCTAAACACCAGTGTTGATGGAGACCTGTTGTCTATTTCTGAATCTATTCCTGCATCTCTGAGTACGCTACATAGAGGGTCGTTAACATCAGCCCTAACACGCCGAATATAATAAGGCGAGAAACGTCCGTGGATGCCACTAGCACTATCGACAAGCTGACTAACAGTCCCGCTAGGTTTAACACAAGTAATTGCCGCTGATTGCTTGATGCCAAGCTTTCTAGCCCACGTTTTGTTAGTGATAACAGCTTCGTTTTTAAGGTCTTCAAGTAGTTGAGGTAGTCCATTCTTTACTCCGTTAGTTAGTTTACAATCTTGGATGCCTGTCATTGATACGCCAAGCAATGCTTCTTCTTCAGTGTTTTGTTGCCATTTCTTTCTTAGATATCTAAAGTCAGTTAAGGTGGCTTGCAGTGTTCCTAATATACTAGCAAGACGTACCTTTCGTTTTAGTGATGCTACTGTATCATCTGATCTTACTACTACTTCAGAGAGGTTACAGAATTGGTTAGGTCTTAGTATGATTTCACTGCATGGGTTAGTACCGAAGTCATGCTCAGGGTCTCGTCTTCCATTCTTAGCCGCTTGTTTCTGACTAGCTACTCGACTAAAGAAACCACGCTCACCACTTCTACTTTCATACAAGCTAGACCACTCGTTTAAGAAAGCCTCGAAGTCAGGCTTCTCTGTGTAACATGCGCTGTTGTTAGCTAGACCACGCTGAGGATTGTCTAACCACCACTGCCCTGTCTTGGCTCGTCTTACGCGGTCATCGGTGAGGTTACTGAGACTGATAAGAGCCGATCTTCTGACTCCTCCAACGATGACGATTTGTGCAATCTTACAGCAGATATCGTGGCATTCGATGGAAGAGAGTTTTCTACCTGCGGCAGACCGAAAGACTTCAACAGTGAACTTGAAGAGGTCTTCCAAAGGCTCTGCGCCACTTGCTCTACCTCCGAAGGTTTTAAGCACTGTCCCCGCAGGACGAACTCTAGATAAGTCCCACTCAGGAACTTGACCACTATAGAGCATTGTGATAAGTTCACGGTAGGCTTTAGCCCATCCAATCTTAGAGTCGGCAACGTGGATGATTGTTTCTGTGGCATGGAAGTCCTCCGATACTTCTGGTAATTTAGTTATGTACTGTCGCTCAACGCTGAAGCCACAACCAGTACCGCACATTAAGATATACATCATCTCATCGAATGCTTTAGGGTGGTCAATAGGTAGGTAGCTACAGTTGAATCCTGCTACGTTGTCTCTGTCTAGTGCTTCACCCGCTGTCATCAAGGCTCTCATCGAGGGCATGACTTCTAAGTTTGTGATAGCTTCTCTTAGCTCCTCACCTGTCTTATCATCAAGGCTACCTCTGTTCTTGAAGTATGAGATGTATCTATCTACTGTCTCATCCCAAGTCTCTCGTCTTTGTTTCTCTGGTATATATCTAGCGTATCTGCTCTTGTGAATATAACTCTGGTATACGTCCATTATTTCTTTACCTTTTTAGATTTCTTTTCTTTCTCTATATCTTCATCTGAATGATCTTTCACGTTAGCCTTACCGAATATTGCATCCCAGTTATTGTCAAATGTTTCTGGGTTTGGTATAGGGCGGGGGCTACTTCCTTTACCTGACATAGTAACCTCCTATTGTAGTGTCGTGGAGTCTTCAGGGTCACCTGCCATTAGCCCCATCTTAGCGGCTTCTAACATGAACACAGTCTCCATGATACTCATACTAGTACCAACTGTGGTGTAACCATCAGGGTTAAATACAACAAGAGCAAACTCCGTATCAGCATCAGCCTCTGATATATGCATACCATCGATAGCTGACTGTAGCTTTTCTAATGTGGTACTACGCTCTTTCTTGTCACTAAAGTTTCCATCTATGATATTCATGTTGATTCCTTTTGTTCTATTAGTTTGTCAAGATACCATTTAGCTTTCTTTAAATCTTCCAGTGCTTTCTTCTTATAATTATAACGCCAGAGATACTTTAGGACATTACCTTTTAGGTAGCCCTCGAAGGCTGTTGAACCCATAGACTCTTCGATGGCATCAATACACTGGATACTTCCCATGTTGTAGTGAGGCGGTTCTTCTACCATCTCGTCTATCTTACTTGCTTCTTTCTCAGCCATGTTCTTATAGCTTAAGAGGGCGGCAGAGTGGCTTGCTTTATCCCACTGCTCTGGTGTTGCATCGTTGATACTCATTCTAATTCCTCCTCAAGTTCTTCGTAGCGTT